CTTAATGATTGTATATCTTGGTTAGAAAAAGACACTATTATATATCAACAAGTTCCACGTGAAATCACCATAGCACAAGCTGTGCTAGAAAGTAATTACGGAAAAAGCAGGTTTGCTATTGAGGGCAATAACTTATTTGGTATAAGAACTTGGGATTTAGATACACCACATTTAAAACCTTTCGGCGATCCCAGTAGTATTTTTGGTGTCAAAGTTTTTAAAAATAAATGTGATTCTGTTAAAGATTATTTTAGGATTTTAAATACTGGTGGTGCATTTGAAGAATTTAGAGAATTAAGATTTAAAATGATTAAAAATGATAATATTGATATTTATGCTCTAGTAGAAAAATTAAGCAGGTTTGCAACTGATCCTAATTATGTAAAATTAGTCAAAGAAACAATGAAAAAGCTAGAAAATGAAAGAATATCAACTACAGATTAAGCTAGTAAACCACTTAAAAAGTAGAAATCTTTCAAAATTAAGGTTTTTTCACATACCAAATCAAGGTATAAGGTCAGTAAGGTATAAAATGTTATTAGCTAGTATGGGTTTAAAAGCAGGTTGCCCAGATTTAATTTTAGAGTTTAAGAATGGAAAGATAGTATATATTGAATTAAAAAGCAAGAAAGGGACTTTAAGTAAAGCACAAAAATTATGGCATAATAAAAGCATTGCCTTAAAAACACCACATTACATATTAAAAGGGGAAATAAATGATTTAAAAATACAACTAAATGATATAATAACTAAACATTACGAAATATAACAAGAAAAGGAGATGATATGGAAAAAGAAAATAAATTTCACGCATTACAGCTATTTACAGATACTTTTAGTGCAGAAACAGTACACTTAACAAACGAAGCAGTAGGAATATATATAAGATTATTATGTTTCGCTTGGACTAAAAATGCCAAACCTTTTTCAACAACTTCAGCTTATAGGATTTGTCATTGTAGATCAGATCAATGTGAAAAAATAGTTGATTTTGTTTTAGAAGAATTTTTTAAAATTGGTGAAGTAGGTAAAGATACTTGGGTTCATAAAAGATTAAAACAAGAACATAAGTATTTAACTGATAAATATAAGGCAAGATCAGAAGCTGGTAGGAAAGGTGGTCTAGCAAAAAGCGATAATGCTAGTAGCAAAATGATAGCACCTATACCTATACCTAGTCCTATACCTAATAAGAATATGCAATCTATATTTGAAAAATTTTGGTCTTTACTTGATGTTAAAAAGGGATCAAAGTTTTTAGCAGGAAAGAGATACGCAGTACACTGCGCAGGAATGGAACCAACGGACATCGCTTTAGCTTTTAACCGATATGCTTCTACTGTAAAGGATAAGGAGTTCCTAGCCCACGTTTCTACATGGATTAACCAAAGAAGATTTGAAGATGAAACTAACAATAAGGTAGATATAACCAATGTAGTAGGCAGGTTAAAAAAACTAGGTTATACCCATAAAGGCAGGGAATCCAATTTTGAGCAATTTAGTAAAAATGGTAAAAATTATAAGATAAACTTATTAGATAAGGATTTTATTATTCAGGAAGATTAAAGTAAGAAATAATTGTATTTGATAAATTTTTAGTATCATCTAAATTTTTTAAAGAATAAACATCTATTTCTTGAAATTTAAGAGAAATATTTTTAATTTTGGTATATCTTCCTTTTAAAAATTTTTCTGATTGTTTGTCGTTTCTTTCTTTATGTCTTTTATATAAATCTAAAGAATCATTTTCTAACAATATTATGTAGGTTTTATAATGTTTTTTTATAAATTCTAAATTATTAAAACTAAATAATCTATCTCCCTCAAATAAAATATTTCTTTTTTTAATTGAAACATATTTTATAAAGTCTTTATTTACTGCCATACTTAATTTATCAGTACCACAAAATACATCTTCGTTATAAATACCCATTACAACTAAATTTAATTCATCTATAAAATGACCTCTTAATAAACCAAATTTAAAATTTCTATAAGAATATTTTTTAAGTATTTCTTTAACTAATGTTGTTTTCCCAGTAGCTGGAACACCACCTATGGCAACACACTTAACAAGTGAAGTAGTCATTATAATCGTTTTTAAAACAATCGTATTCGTGATGCATCATTATAACTTGACCAGTATTACGATAGTGATTTTGTTTAATTTTATTTAATCCAACATCTTTAGGGTTATCTTCTAATCTTAAATATTTAGGCAAACAATCTTTTCTCATTTCCCAAAATAAATCAAATTTATTTCCGTGTTGTGTTTCTGCATATTTTATTCTATTATAGAACATATCCATATAAACATTAGGATATCTTCTATCTGGTCTATGCCAAGATTTATAATTACATAATGTGCTTTCAAACGTGAAATAACTCACATCATTATGATTTATTTTTTCTTTAGCTTCTTTGAATAACAATTCAGCTTCTTTACTTATCCATTTTATAGTTTCTTTATCATATTTTATTTTTTTCTTCCACCAATCTAAATCATCTCTACCTAAAACTTTACAAATACCATTTCTATGACTTCTAGAACCACTTATATCTTCAAAATATAAATTATTACAATCAACATTTATTCCTTGTATTCTTAAATATTCAAGATAGCTAAAAGCAGATAATCTACCAAAAGATAAAAAATTTTTTCTTATATAATCCCAACATATTTCATAATTTTTATATTTATCATTATGTATTGTTAAACTATCAAAAAAATCTTTTTGAGAATTAAATTTATCAACTGATTCTTTATAAGACTTTACACAGTTAGGAAAACCAGTATTTCCTATTTTAAAATATCTTCGATCTAAATCCCAACCACTCCCTACTTTAAATTTTATATATTCTTTATTCCACCAATCATTAAGTTTATCTACATCTAATTTTTTAACATCAGGAAATTTTTCAAATATTAACCAAGTTGTAACTATATTTTGAGTACAACCATTTATATAAGCGATCCATAAATCCTGTTCTATATTTAAATTAAATTTTTTCGATAAGTATGGGAAAGCAAAATAAACTCCTCCAGGGTGGCTTTTAAATTTTAAATGATAATCATAAAATCTTAAAAAAACTTCTCTACGATATTCAGGTTTTCTAAAATCCATACCATATTTAAGTTCTTTTATTTCGGTAATATTATTAATCTCACAGTATCTTTCTAACATAATATGAACCCATCAAGGTTATCTTTAATTTCAAATTTTTTTTCTATTAAATTATGTTTTCCTTTGATAGCTTTAACATATCCTGCATTTTTACCTCTATAAGCAACTTTTTGTATAGAATAACCTACATTTTGATATAACCATATAGACATAGCTTGAAAGTATTCACTAAAATTTTTTAATTGTGCAGTATTTAATTCTTTTGAATAATTAGTTCCGTGTACTTTAATTGAATATGTCATAGATGTATCAGTCCAACATACTATTTTAGGTTTTGATATGAAACTAGCTAAAAAATTTGACCATTTCCCTCTTTTTAAATGAATTATACTACTGTGAGGAAAATCAAGCATTTTTATATCATAAGATTCGTTTTCTAATATAGCTTTATGACCATCAAGTTTAAAAGAAGTCCATCTTGTATCTGCTTTTAACTGATTATAACAATTTTTATCAATATCTGAAACTTTATGTTTTGAAACATTTAACATATTTTGTAAAAGAGTTGATTGAATACCTACACCAGCAAAATATTCTCTTACACTATATTGTTCATTGATGTTCAAATCTTCTAAAAGCCATTTAGTAGCATTACATTTAGCTGAAACTAAATCTTGACGAGTTGTTATAAAATGTAAATATGATTGATCGTTTTTTTTTCTTTGAGATTCATCTTTTAAAGGAACATTAATATAGAAATCATATTTATTACAGATTATTGCTTTCTGTTTCATTTAAAATTCTTTCTCTAATCATTTTAGCTTTTTCAAGTTCTTCTGGTAAAGCTATTTTTTTTGTATTCGTTTTAGCTCTTTTTAATTCATAATCAGCATTACCACAATATATCATCTTCTCTCTATAATAACAAACAACACTTATCCTTTCATAATAGACTTTACGAATAATTTCAGTATTTCCGTGCAGTTCATGAACATCAAATATAGCTAAATCTCCATCTTTTAAATCTAATCCTACACCATATTTTGGGATTACAGTAATACCACCATCATAACCACCTCTTGATATAACTCCTAAATTACCAAAACCTTGTTTTAAATCTCCATTATCATAATGACCTGCAGTCCTAAAATTTTTATTTACTGTAACTGTAGTAAATGATGTATCTTTTATTACAAAATCTTTAGAAGTTTTATCAGCCATTTTCCTTTGAACTTTATATCTTTGAGGTGCATATTTAGCAAAAAAATTATCAACGCATTTTATATAAGGTAAACATTTTTTATAATCTTGTAAGTTCCTTTGATTAAACATTGTTCTTCTACAATAAGGTATTCTAGGGTATCTATCGCTATAACCTATTAACCCACTCTTAACAGACAAAGCATAAGAAGTATTTGATAATTTACCATCTTTTTGATTTATGGGTGTATATCTAGTACCATTAATTTTACCTATAACTCTTCCCCCAATCTTATCTCCAACTTTATATTTTTGAGATATTAAACCAGAGGCAAGACCTCTATTATTTGATTCAGTTGCAGCTTTACGAAATGAGTTTCTACAATTATTTAATGTTTCGCTGGGAACTGCATTTTTTTTAAATACAGCTAATATATCGCCATTCTCATTAAGAACTTTAGTATCTTCAGTAATGTGATATTTAATTAAATCTTTGGTGAAATATGTTCCCTCTAAAGATTTTACTTCTTCATTGGTGAGTATAGGATCAATCTTTAGTAGCTTCATTTAGAACCGACCTTAAAACAGCATCAGAGATGTTATCTATATTATCTCTTTTAGATATTTTATCAATCGCTTCTCTAAATTTTGTTTCATTTTCTTGATTAAAAAATAATTGTATCATTTTAACATCAGAAAGATTTTCTTCAGCTAAATCTATATTTTCATTAATTTCTTTATCTGATTCTTCATCAGTCTTTAAAAACAAATTATCAACTTCATCATTAGTAAAACCTAATAAATCTAAATTATATTCTTTTGATAACAAGTCGTTAAACTCTAAATTTAATAATTTTGTGTCCCAAGAGGCATCTTCATTTAATCTATTGTCAGCTATTCTGTATGCTTTAGCTTGTGTTTCTGTTAAATCTGCTACTTGTACTGGTACTTCTTTTAATCCTAATTTCTTTGCTGCTTCAAATCTTGTGTGACCAACTATGATAGTATTATTTTTATCTATGACTATTGGTTGTTGGAAACCAAACTCTTTAATAGATGATGCTACTTTATCAACATTAAGATTTTTTCTAGGATTATTAATGTATGGTAGGATTTTATTAGTTTCTATTGATTTTATCTCCATAGTTGTTTATTATACATAAATCTATGAAATATCAACCTAAAAAAATTAAAATTGTACCTAAAGAGATAAGTGAATTAACCACACAAGGTAAGAAATATACAAGTTTAGTAATGGTTAATGTAAGGGAATGTGGATTAGATTATATGTATTATAAACATCACATAAAAGATTATCAGCATAAAGCAGGAATAAGATTCAGACAGATTTTTGAGAGTAGTGCTATAGGTGGTATGAAAGGCAGGGATTTTAGTGCATTAATGGGTGGTGGTAGTAAAGACAAAGTATCTTATGGTGCTTTGAGTAATATATCAGAACTTGTTGAGATACATAAAAAGTTAGGTGATACTGGTTATAATATAGCTTGTTATATTTGTGGTGAAGATTATTCATTAAAACAAACAAGATTAATTTTAAATATTGCACAAAGATATATGGGTGCTAGGTTAAGAGAAGTGTTAGAC